GTCGAGCAAATCAATTATGGCTTCTTTGCCGCTGTTCTGAATCATCTCAAGACCGCTGATCGAAACTGCCGAGGCGTATTGAGTGATCGAGAACTGCGCCGCAGAGATCGGGCTGTTTTGGCTGACGTTCAACACTTCATAGCCGGAATAGCTGTTGGTGTTGTTGGTGTTGCTGTCGTTATACATAATCTCTTGCAAGATCACGTTACCACCGGAGAAGGTCTTAACGTTTCCGCGTTCCTTCAGTCGGCGCAAGAGGGCGTTGTTGTTTGTCCTTTTTGTTCATGTCCTCGGCTCTTTATCCGAAGCTCCTGCATGTTTTCTTCCATGCAGAGCAGACTATCTCATCGTAAGTTTTTCGCTTGCTTGGTGGCGCTAATTTTTGCACCGTGACCTTTCGGCTTTCCAAGCTGCGCCAATCTACGCTTCAAGTTGCTTTCCGCGCTCGGACGGTAACCATTGGCTACTCGTGCCGCCGCTGCCTTTTTTGGAGCATCCGCAGGGGGTCTAAAGGACAATTCATTTTCGTTTAGCAACAAATCTTGTACCCTGTAATGCTTCATCCAAGACAACTCACGCTCGCGCTTCTCAATCACGGATACATCTGCTGGCATTGTTTCTAACACTTTCATTTGAAACAAACCAGCGTGATCGTTCCACGCTTCCTGCAACCGTCTAGAAGTGTGTTTCCCGGTTTTCAACAGGCTGCGGTGCTCGCGCATCCGTTTACCTATCTTGCCCGATGTGCAGCCTACATAAGCCGCGCCGGTACTTGCATCTTCTAATCCGTAGATCGTTACCATTTGGGATTCCCCTCTTTGGTTAATACTTACGCTCCGCGCTCGTGGGACTTGACTTCCGTCGCATCCTAGTCGTTACACCTTCCGCAACCCTTGGTTATCCTTTGCGGCTTGGCTCGGTGTTGGCATCTCAGCTTTTCACCGAATTCACGGAGTTTTATAACGTCTATATGTTAAACGTTATCAGCAAGCTCACCGCTACGGCTTTGGATGTTGGTAGCGATAATGTCGCTGATAGAACTATTGGCGTAAGCCATGAGAAGTCTCCTATCAGATTATTAGAGTCGATCCGCTACGTTGTCGAATTGATCGGCAAGTAGTGATCGGCGATCTTGCGCTTTGGTAGCCGTTGTCGCGCCGGGTGCGGCACTTCTGACACTAACCGCTGCCGCTCTAGCCTTCTTAGCAGCATTATTCGCTGCCACCTTTTGCTGAGTATCAACCTGAGATTGTCGTCCCTGCTGAACTTGCTGATAAAGGTTGTCGTCTAGGCGTATTGCTTTTTCATACGCTTCGTCCAATGTAGATGCCACACCGCTTTGCAGCAGCGTAATCATTACAGGACGAGCTTCCTCGAAATGCTCAGCCTTCATAGCGAAATTGTTGATCTCGCCAAGTAGTGACTGATTCTGCACCTGCTCCTGCTCTTCTTTCCAACTCATCACCTCACCACGAACTCGATTCAGTTCCTGCTGCAATGCTGAGATGTTTGGATCAACAGCCGCCTGTTGTTGCAGTTGGCTACCATCACCAAAATTCACACCGTACTGCTGAGCGAGACGCAAGAAAAGTTGTTGCTTTTGCTGCGGGTCGCTGTAACGCAAAGCATGATCAGCTTCCATTAGTGCTTTGACGGCTTTTGGCCCATCAATCCCCAGTCCACGGATCGTGTCCATGTAGGGGTTCATTACTTCTTGATATTGATCTGCAAACTTAGCTTTTTCCATCAGGGGTTGAACCCCTGCTTTCATCTGTTCTTCGCGCTGCCAGGCGTATTCTTTCAGCTTGTCATCGGCAGTTGACCAGGCTTCGTGATAGTCCTTTTTCCACGACGCGGGAGGGCGTTTCCACACCGGCTCTTCAGCAGGTTCTTCTGCTTGCTGCACCATCGTCTGCTCAGCAGGAGCAAACTTCCCTTGTTCATCTCGCGGCACATCAACGCGGGCAGTCTCGCCTGCGGGTGCGCTTACAGTCTGATCAAACTGCGCTTCGAGCATTTCCCTGCGGGTATCTTCAAGCGGCACAACTGTGTTCAGATCGCTCATTTTTATCGTTCCCTGTGGGGGTTAGTAAATCTAGCGTCATCACGAAGTCTGCTAAGAATCTTGTTCGCTTCGGAATGCGTCATGCTTGACAGTTGCGCCCGCAAGACTTCCCTGCGGTTATCTTTGACCGGAGCAACTTTCGTTTCCATCTTTTCGTTGCCAATTTCTATGCAGCCATGCGCTTGCAGGTGTTCCCTGTGGCGGCTGCGGCTCGTAATCATCGACCCATCAACCATTGACTGATACGGCTGAATGTCCGGCATTACATGGTGCAGAGGAGTCGGTTCGTAGTCACCAACTTCTATTGCCTCACCATCAACATATATCCAACGTTTTCTCATAGAAGTAGCAGAATTTCCTCGTCGTCGTTTTCAACGTGCTGATGCCATATTTGTTCAGCATTCTTAAGATCAGCAATCAATTTATCAAAATTAAGATTACTTGTCAAAATCTGTTGTTTGGTTATGTAATTCAACGGCTCTACGACTTCGGGGATATCTTCCTTGCCCTCAACAATTCTTTCATACAGAGCAAGCACTTCCCGGCGACGCTCTTCCCCTACCGCCTTTTCCCTTGCAAAGCGGTCTTTCAGGTAATCGCCGTCATGGGTATCATCAATCAGCGTGGGAACGTAATCCCACGTTGCGTCATCCCATGTACCGCTGTCCCATCCGGCGTTCATGTTGCGATTTCAACTCCCACCGCTTTACCATCCGGCCCACGGATAATCCGCTTGGGTGCAGACATGACGGAAAGCAGGCTTTCAATCTTGCCCGCGGTTTGATCGTGCAAAGCCGCCATATCTTGCTGCATTTTTTCGACGTTTTGCAGCGCCATCTGCATACCCGTACCCAATTCCGCAGTCATGCGCTCAGCCGAGGCATTTGCAGCCTCAACTAGCGGTATGTCTACGCCAGGGTTAGCCCCGATCCTTGCCACGGTAACTTTTGTTGCCGATTCAAGCTCGATCTTCCACCGGTTGTACTGTTCTTCCATCTCGGCTTTCTGACGGTCAAACTCCATTTTCTGCGCGTCCATCTGCGCCCGCATCTGCTCGACTTCGATTTCGCGCTGCGTTTTAGCCTGTTCAAGCTGCAACTTTGCTTGATCCATTTGCATCTGTGCTTGCAACTTTGCTTGCTCAATCTGCATCGTTGCTTGCATCTTGGCCTGTTCAAGCTGACCGTCTGCCTGCATCTTGCCTTGCGCCATTTGTTGCTCAGCTTGCATCTTCATCATTTCGGGGTTTGGCTGCGGCTCGACCGGAGGCTTGTTGACTAGCTTATTGATTGACTGATCAATAGCGCCCTCAATCTGCCTTGCACCCTTAAATGCACCCACGCCAAACTTGAGCAATTCACCAATCATCGGGATCATTTCGGGCGCTTGCTGGCCTAACGGCAATGCTTCGCGCAGGAATGAGCCAAACGCTTGCAGGAACTCGCCGCGCTCTTGCTTCATCTTCTGTTCGTCAAGCTGCACGAGGGAGTCAGCAGCCACTTCGATGCGGAAGTTACGCAACGGCTTATCTTTCAGTAATGCAAGTGCTTGGGGGATCAACTGCTGATCTTCGGGCTGCATCTGATCTGCCGCCGCAAACATCACAATAGTTTGCGGTTGGAACTTGGTGCAGATAACTTGCGCCTTTAGCCGTAGCAAGCCGGTCGCAAACAGCGCCACATCCTCCTGCATTGAACGCAGACGAATCGAGGCATATTGCCCCTTGATCTGCTGCGCTGTAGCCGTCTCGGAGGCGAAGGACGATCCTCGGATAATGTCCGACAGACCCGTGATCTCATAGATTTGATTCTTGATCTCAGTCCGGGCTTGGTAGCATTGGATCAACGTCTGAGCAATCATGTCGATGGGCAGGAAGTCAATCGCGCCCTTCAAACCGCCTTTCTCACCAAACGCCATCCAAGTATCGACCGGCAACAGAGCGTTGTTTTCGCCCTCGGTCATCAGTCGCTGCAAAGCAGGCTGAGAAGCGTCATACACGCCCCTAACGCGCAAAGCCTTGACCAAGCCATCTATGCGGTCTGACAAGATATCAAGCTCGTTAGCCTGATCCTGATACAGCACAAAGTCAGCCACCGGAACAAGGGTGTCGCTTGTCATGGTGGCATAGAGCGGTTGCGGGCAAGGGAAAAATCCC